GCCCATGCCAACAAACGGCTCGGCATAGGTCTCGTGTGGAATCCGCTCGATGCATGCGACGATCGCCTTCGCCAGTTGTTTCTTGCCGCCGATATAGCCCGCGGCCGGCTTTACCGGCCTGTAGACAACCTTCTCGCTCATCTGCTCGAATCGCTCCGGCCCGCCTACGGTCGCCGTGCTGCGCAGCAGCGGCGGGTCGGCGAGGACGGTTACTCTCGTCGTGCGGGTCAGTCTGCCAGGATAGGCCCGCGGTTTGCAGCGTTTGCGCGCTGCCGACCCCCGCCACTTCCGCAGCGGGGGGTATTCACTCAGATCACTGATCAGAACCCTTCTTGGCGAACCAGTAGCCGATGACCTGGCCGTAGCCGGTCGCCAGCGCGCCGACGATCAGCATGATGATGTCCCGGTTCTCGGTGTGCGGCAGCGCGACCATCCAAGCGATGGCAACGCCGCCAAAGCCGAGCACGATGACAGCCGACAGGATCAGGATCGCGGTCTGGTTGGCCTGCATGTTCAATTCACCGCCTCTTCGAGCGTTGCCGGCATCTCGCCGGGGCGATAGGCGAAGCCGGGATCGATTCCGTCCGGGACGAGAAAGGTTCGCGTGCTGCCATCCGCTAGTGTGATCGTTCTCTCGACCATCTGAGACAGAGGCGCTTCGTCGGAAACCGTGTAGCCGTAGCGGCGGAGATCGTCGTCGCTCAAACTCTCGACCCAGCAATGGCAGAACCAGCCGTTCGGCGGATAATGCGTCTGCCACCAGGGATGATCGACGGGCAAAATCGTGCCGTCCCAGCTCTCGTGCAGAGGCCGCGGATGCTTCTGCCCTTCGAGGTGGCGATACATGAGGTACGGCCGCGTACGCTTGACGCGCTGGATCTGTTCCCAGCGGCCCGCGGCATAGGCCGTGTTCATGTTGGTGTCGAAGATCACGCGGCTGCGCCAGCCGCGGGAGCCATTGTAGCTCCAGCCGTGGTCCTCTACGATGCGATCGAAGTCCTTCCGGAAGCTGTCGATCGTCTCGCCGTTCTCGATCGCCTTGTTGACGGCCTCGTGGAAGTCGGCGACTAGGTCATCGGTCATCGCGCCGGCGACGGTGAAGCTCGCGGAATGCTCCTGTTGCCAGAGATCGGTCCAGGTCGCGGTCGGGACGTTCGTTTTCCTCTTCAGGAAGTCGATCGCCTCGATCGGATTGAGCGAGAACGGCATCACCTCGGCATGCAGCGTCGTCCAGGAACAGCCGCAGGCGCGCAGAATCGGTGTGCCGTGGCTTTTAAGCATTCGGAATGCTCGCCCGGCCCATCAAATTCGCCAGCACGCGCGCCATGCGCATCAGGCCGGCAAGATTCCGCTCGGCGATGCCCGGCTTGAGCTTCTTCAGCTCTTCCTGCACCTGGTGCAACGAGGTCGAACGCTCGACGACATCGCGCACCTCGTTGATCACGGCGTCCGCACCCGGTCCGCAGAGCTGCTCGGCCTGCTCGGTGAGGTACGCGATCGGATCGTGCGCCTCGCGCAGGCGCGTCGATGCATTCAGCGACGGAAAGCCGGAGAACGAACCTCCGAATCCGCCCGACGATGCCGGCGCCGTCAGCAAATCCTCGCCATCTTCCGGCACGGGAATGCCGAGCAGGTCGTTGAAATAGGTCCGTTTGACCTTCAGCCCCATCGGCACGAGCCGCGCGGCGCTTTCGACCGTGAGCCGCACGTCGGTGTCCTCGGCGCGGCCGATACGCACGCGCGGATATTGCTTCTGCGGCCCGAACTGCAAATCGATCCACGGCCGAACCAGGTCGCGGTTGAGGATCGCCGAGAGCGCCTTTGCATCCGCGCGCTCGATATCCTCCTGCACCTGACGGTGCTCCTGGCCCACCGCATGGCCGCCCGCAATCGCGTCGGTGGTCGCGGTCTGGCCGAGCACGGCCTTTGAAACCTGCTGATCGAGCCAGTTGCAGCGCTTCTCATAGAGGTCGCTGCCGGGGCCGACATTCTGCGACTCGATGAACTCGATCGCCATCGTCTCCGGGATGATCGCAGCGCAATCACCGGCGATATTGGCGACGGCTCTGAACAGCGTATCCTTATCGGCCGCGGTCGATCCCGCCGGATATTTGCCGACGCGGACCGGCTGGCCGAAGGTCTGGCTGAAGATCGCCCAGTCGCGCTGAGTGAAGGCTTTGAACATCCATGCCCAGGCAACGAGGCGCGCGAGTCCAGAGCGAACCGGCAGGCCGGATTTCGCGCGGATGACGCAAATGACGAACTTGAATGGCACGAGCGGCGACTCTCCCGCCGGAGTGGTCGGTGGGATCACGGTTGCGACGCCATCGGCGTCATAGCTGCCGACGAGCAGCGGCGTGGTGCCATCATTGCGATCGAATCGGAACCAGCGCGGGTCGCGCCAGAGCAGCTGCTTCAAGTTCCAGTCGCCCTCGGAGGTGTCCCAGAGGATCTCGGACGCGCTGAAGCCCTTGCCGATCGCGTCCAGCATGTCGAAGATCTCGGACTGCAACGTATCGCGCTTCAAGCCCGCTTCAATCCAGGCCGCATGTGCCTTCGCTTCCGGCGTGTCGTCCGCGGGATCGACCTGGATGTCGAGCTGCGATACCTGCCGCTTTCGCGTGCCTAGCACGCCGGCATAATGGAGGTCGCGCTCCTCGATCTGCTCGGCGAGCTCGAAAAAGCGCAATGGATCATAGGCGTCTGCAGCGCGCAGGATGTTCGCGAGCCGAACCGGGTTGAGCCCGTCTGCCGGATAACCCGAGATTGGCGAGCGCACGCTGCCGACACGAGGACCGGCAATCTCCTGCGTCAGGATTTCGCGCTGGATCGGCCGGCCGAACTGGTCGAGAATCTGTGAAGTCGTGCGCGCCATCAGACGCCTCCATTCAACCTGACGGGAGCCGGCGTGCACCAGGCGCACCGAGCCACTTCGCCGAACATCGCCCGATCGCGTCGTGTTTCCGCGATCACCCGCACCGCGTCCTCGACGCAGATGTCACAGATGAAGATGCGCCCCGACCCCGCGAGCATCAGATCGCGCTCATGGTTGCTGCCACCGCAAAATGAACAGTAGATTCGATCGCTCACAAGCCACCCCTGATCCTGGCGCCGAGTGGCGCCTTCCACCAGCCGCGGCCGTCTTCATAGTCCTCATCGCCGGCTGGGTTGTCGGGATCCGGCGTTGCCGCCGAGCGATACTCAAACTCGGTAAGCTTGCTGCGCGTCTGCGCGTAGGCCAGCACCAACGCGACCGCGAGGTCACCATGGCGTTTCTTGCCATCGGCACCTTTGGTGCGGATGTCGGGGATGCGCGGAATACCCCTTATGGTTTGCACCAGCGCAAGATCGTCGGCGCCGTCGGCATCCTTCGGCAGCAGGATGGTGCCGTCCTCGAACGCTGATTTCAGCGGGGGGAAGTTCTCGAGGTACCAATCCGCCGACATCTTGACCTGCTCGATGCGTAGCGGCCCGTACTTCTGCGCAGCGACTTCGGCGAGATAAGCGCCGTTGCCGGAGGCGTCCATCTTACCGCCGACGAAGCGTGGCAGGCCGTCGCATAGGAAGAACAGCACCTGGCGCTGCTGCTCGAAGGGGATGTTCGACATCTCGATCCAGAATGGCACGGTGCGCTTAAGCGTCTTGCCGATCTCGATCGGGAGGAGCACCGAGAGGTCGATAACCCGCGCGAAGTCCTGGCCGAAGGCGTGCTGGCGATCGGCATCGAGCGCTTTCAACGACGGTTCAAGGTGCTCCTTGCACCATGCCAAAATGTCGGCTTCGCGGTGCTGCTTCGGCTTGAAGGTGAACTCCGCCGGCCGCGAAAGACGCAGCACCGGCGCGTCGATGACCATGCGCGCCTCGATCAGCGCGCGCGGCAGATAGACGCCGCCCCCCTGCGAGGGAATGCAGAACAACTCTTCGTCGGCGTCATCGCCGTAGGATGCGATGATATCGGCCCGCCACTTCGCCTCGGCTTCGGCGGACCACTGCTCACCCTTGACCAGGCACATGCGCTGGTAAAGACCGTCGTTCAATGCATCGTCGAAGGTGAAGCGCTCGACATGGTAGGGCTTGCGGCCGGCGCGGCTATCCTCGATCAGCTTGTTGAATGGATTCGCGACACCGAGATGTGTCGATATCACCAGGATCTTGCCGCCCCACATCAGCAGCGCAAGCGCCGCCTTCATCATGGCGTCGAGATCGTCGTGGAACGCCGCCTCATCGATGATCACGTAACCCTGCATGCCGCGTAGTGAGCGCGGACGCGACGGCAGCGCAATGATCTCGAAGCCGGAAGCAAAGCGAACGCGAAACACCTTGATCTCGTGATCGCCGTCGTCGAACAGCAATTCCTGCACCTCCGAGGCAGCATCGCTGAAACCCTTGGCCCATATGCCGCAGACGTCGATGAACTCGCGGGCCATTTCGAGGTTGTAGCCGATGTAGAACACGTCCATGCCACCGGCCGACTTAACAGCGCCGGCCGTCAGGACGGCGTCAGATGCCACGCCCCAGGTGGCACCGATGCGGCGGGACTTCTCGCAGATCACGACGGAATGCGCCGCGGTAGCCTCCAATAGCCGCTTCTGGTAGCCGAGCAGCATGCCTTCGAGGCCGCCGGCCTCGCGTACGAGTTGTGCGGCGGCCGCCAGGCCGGCGCGACGGGTTTCCGCCCATTCGGCCTCGGTGATGGTGCGGGCGGGCTCTGTCATGCGGCCGCGGTCTCCGCTTTGAAGAGCCGCGCGACGAAACGGCAGATGCGATTGGGGGCGACGCCGCGCGCGCCATCCCACTGACCAGCAAAGTCAGGTCCATCGTGGCGCTGGCCCGTATGGAAGCTCACCTGTCCGGTCGGAAGCTCGATGTAGATAATGTGATGGTGCGGATCGCCACGTCCGCGTAGCTCTTCGTCGAGTGCCCATCCCCATTTAAGGCCGAGCACCTGGTTCGCCTGCAAGGCACGGGCAAGATTACCGATGCTCCAGTCCTTCCGGTCGTACGCGGCTGTTTTGTGGCCGGGACCTTTGCGGTAGGCCTTCGCGCGCTCCGAACATTTGCAGGCTCGAAATAGGTTGACGCCGATCAAGCCTATAGGACCAAGCTGCTCAAGCTCGGCATAGAGCGCCTTGGTCGCATCGCCATTGGATCCCTGGTAGATGCGGATGATGTCGGCGAAGTCGGTCATGCTCTCAAGCTCGCTTCTCGATGCCGAGGATCCGGGCCTTGATGGCGTCGACCGTCTCGGCCGTGAGGCCGGAGGCCTTGGCGACGGCGTCGACGGCCTTTGCGGCCTTCTGCTGCAGCTCGGCCTCGATCTTGCGGCGGCCATCGGAGCTGATGCGCTTGGCTTCCTCGGCGTGCTTGAGTGCGCGCGAGGTCATCATCAGCATTTCGGCGGTGTCGCCATCGGGCGCGAGGTCGCCGGCATTGCCGAGCATCTCGGCGATCAGCGTCTTCAGCGTCTCGGCGACCATCAAGGTCAGCGAATTGTCGCCGGCCTGGTCAAGCTTCGGAGCGATCACGGCGGCGATCTCCCGCGTCTCCTCGAGGCGGCGGCCAAGGAGCGCAACCCGCATGGCCGTACGATTGAAGGCCGATCGCGAGATCTCCGGCACCTCGGCAGCCGCATCATGCGCCAGCGAAGCCGCCCTTAAACGCGCGTTGAACTCCTCCAGGATCTCGAGCTGGCTCCGCTTGCGCTCCTTGAGCTGCTCGAACGCCCAGACCTTGGCCTCATCGGCCCAGTCCGGCAGCTTGTCGATCTCGGCAAGGCGGCCACGGCGGGTCCTGGCGTGCGCGGCCATGTCAGCCCTCCGGCGGGCTCGGCCGTTTGACGCCCTCGATCACGAGCCGCCGCTCGACATGCTCGACGCCCTTGGGCAGCAGCGTCGCGACCACGACGGTGCCGGCCAATCCCTTGCCGATCGCGCCGACTTCGACCAAGTAGTTCAGCTCTTCGCGCACCCATTCCCGCGACTTGGCGATGCCGAACGATTCCAGCGTCTGTTGCAGCAGGCTATCGTTGAGCGAATAGTTCGACTGCGCATGCAGCTCGCGCAGGATGATGAGCCGCGCGTGCTCCCGAATAATGTCCCGGCTCATTTCATTGCCCTCTCAAGCATTGCTTCCTGCAGACGATCCGCCATCGAGGCGATCGGCCTCATGCGCTCCGACAGCCGACCCATTTCGGCCTTCATCTCGCCGAGCGCGATCTCCAGGCGATGGGTCGAATCCTTGTCCGGAAGGTGCTCAACATCGCTCTCGACCTTGGTGACACGGTCCTCGACCAGGTCGACACGTTCGGCGACGGTCGAAATACGTTCGTTGATCGCCTCGAACTTCGCATTGTTGCGGTTCGACCGGCCGATGATCATCGAATACACGAATGCGGCGGCCGAGATGGCAATCGCGACCCAAGGAGCAACGTCACTCCACATCTACTTCCCCCTTGAGAGCCGCTCGCGCTGCCGCCTCTGGCATTCGCGCGTTGCGTCGATATTGCTGTTGGCCTCGCCGAGCGCGACGGCGTATTCGCCGATCGTGCGCCAGGGATCGGGTTTGTCGGCGATGACGGGATCATTGACGGTTTGCGCCAGCCGCTCGCACTCGCGCGACAACGCCACGCTTTGATTGATCGGAGCCGCCGGCACGGCGCTCGGGATGGCGTTGGAGTGAGCGCAGCCAATCAAGAACGCCGGGAGGAGGATCGGAAGGATTCGGGCCGAACCGCGTTTCGTACTCATTGAGCCTGCCTTTCGCCTCTGCTTTTTCCGCTTCGGCCTGCCGTTTCAGTTGCTCCGCGGCTTGCGCGACATGTCGCTGGACGTCGGCGTTGAACTCCGCCCAGGCGAGATCGTTCTTCAGCCGCTCGATCTCGTCGCGGCCGTCCGCCACGCGATAGCCGATGGCGAACATCAACATGGCGGCCGAGACGATCGATACCGCGCCGGCCGCGCGCACATAGGGGCCGAGGACGGGCAGCTTGTCGGCGAGCGGGAAATGCGCGATCGCGAAACCGGCCGCTGCGACCAAGCCGAGCAGCGCGATCGACGGGTACGAGGCAAGCGCGCTCCAAAAGATGTCGGCCGAGATTTCGCCGAACCAGTTCGTGACGGCGGTGGCGGCTTCCGAGAAACGATTGAGGATCACGCCGGCTGGCCCTCCGGTACGTCGGCGGTGATGTCGCCGTCGATCGCCCGCTGCGCGCGCTTGGTCTTATGCGCCGACCAGATCGAGTAGCCGAGTGCGCCCAGGGCCACCAAGACGCTGGCGATCGTCAGCGCGGTAAAGATGTGCATCACCCACTCGTTGTTGTAGGCAATCGGCGCAATCGCATCCTTGGCGCCGTCGATCGACGCGGCGAGCGCGCCGGAGCCGACGCCGGCCTTGACGCCGTCGCTGGCATCGAAGGTCGGTTGGGCGACATCGCTGGCATACGCCTTGGCCGCACCGCCGTCCTCGTGCACCTCAACCGGCGCGGGTCCGACCGAACCGCTGG